TCTGGCAACGGTAAGACCTTCAGTGTTGAGCAAGCATGTTCTCAACTGGGACGGGAACTGATCCGTGTCAACATTACCATCGAAACTGACGAGGATGATCTTATTGGCGGTTTCCGTCTGGTTGCTGGTGAAACTGTCTGGCACAACGGACCCGTCGTGGAGGCTCTTTCACGGGGAGCTGTGCTGCTTCTAGATGAGATCGACCTGGCATCTAACAAGATCCTGTGTCTGCAATCAATTCTGGAGGGCAAGGGTGTCTTCCTCAAGAAGATTGGTAAGTATATCAAACCTGCTGCTGGTTTCAATGTGGTTGCAACTGCCAACACTAAGGGCAAGGGTTCTGAAGACGGTCGTTTCATTGGAACTAACGTTCTGAATGAAGCATTCCTTGAGCGTTTTCCTGTCACTTTTGAGCAAGAGTATCCTACTTTTTCTACTGAGGTCAAGATTCTCAACAAACTGTGTACAGATGCTGAATTCTGTAAGCGTCTTGCTGATTGGGCAGACATTATTCGCAAGACCTTTGCTGACGGTGGTGTTGATGAAGTGATCTCTACTCGTCGCCTGGTTCATATCATCAAGGCATACAACATCTTTGATGACAAAGCAAAGGCAATCCAGATCTGCCTCAACCGTTTTGATGATGAAACTAAGCAGTCCTTCCAAGAACTGTATGACAAGGTTGATGCTGACGTTGACTTTGATAAGGAGACTGAAAATGGTATGGAATAATTACAAAAAAGTTCTCTGGGAAGTATTTCCTGACTTAGAGAACATTGCAGACTGGGCAGACTGGGAGGGAAAGAATCTCTCCCTTTCCGCCAAACTGTATAGCAACAAGTACATTCTCAAATCTAGAGAAGTAGAAATCTGGAATGAGAAGACTTGTATTTACAACAACATCATCTATCCAAAGACTGGATCAGATCTACCATGCTTTGGTATGGATCTAATGATGTTCTTCCCAAAGAAAGTTGTTATTACTTTTGACTTTCAGCATCCAAGAGAACACCATCGTTTCTCAGTTGATGGACTTCCAAAGTGTGAAGGTGGTATCAGATTCTTTGAACCTGGCAATCACTTCTCTGACAACCTGTTTATTCGCAAATGTGTTTCTGAGGAGGTTGACAACTACTTAGATTCTTTCAAGGATTACTTGACTGTTTACAAAAATATGCTAGAATCAAAGAAACCCAGTGGGTTTGCAACTTACTCTACTTACGGCGACTTCGACAAATACATGAAGAAACTTGATCCTGTTGCAGGATACCTATCTTCTAATTTTGGGAAAGAGAAGTCGGAAAGTTTAGTCAACGACTTCTTATTTACCTATGGTTAATGCATGGAGCCTACTCTCTGATATTATGGAAAACAAAAACGAACTCAAATTGAATCTTGAACCCTCCCACTTCTGGAAGTATGAAGAAGATCTGACACTCAAAGAAGTCCGTGAGTATCTGTCTGGAACCTATCGTGCTCACTACACTTCTCAGGAGTCCCAAACTCAGACACTTGATCTGATTGAAAGTATTGGTGATGCAGAACCTTTCTGCCGATCAAACGCTATCAAGTATCTGTCTCGCTTCGGTAAGAAGGGTGGCAAGTCCAAGATGGACATCCTGAAAGCAATTCACTATTGCATCCTCCTTTACCACTTCGCTGGTATCCACAAACAAACTAGCAACTACCCTCACTGAACGCATGATGAAACTGACTAACGATACTAAGAATATTCTTCGTAACTTCTGTGAGATCAACCAGTCTCTGCTGGTCAAGAAAGGGAACGTTCTTCGCACGATCTCTAATATGAAGAACATCCTGGCAGAAGCAACTATCACTGAGGAGTTCCCTAATGATTTTGCTATCTATGACCTGGGTCAATTTTTGAATGGTTTCAATCTCCATCAGGATCCTGACCTTGAGTTTTCTGATCAACGATATCTTACGATCAAAGACAATGGCAGTCGCGTAAAGTATTTCTATTGTGAACCATCCCTGATCAAGGCACCCCCTGAGAAAGGGATTCAAATGCCTTCGATCGATGTTGAGTTTGTTCTCAACGATGGACAACTGAGTCTTCTTCAGAAAGCTTCATCAATTTATAGTCTTCCTGACTTGTGCGTCATCGGTGATGGTGCTAAGATTAGTCTGGTGGTGAAGGACAAGAAGAACGACACCTCAAACGAATACTCTATTGTCGTCGGTGAGACTGACAAAGTGTTTGAGTTCTCTTTCAAGATCGAGAACATTCGTATCCTTCCTGGATCTTATGAGGTTGTCATCTCTGATAAACTAATCTCAGTTTTCAATCACAAGTCTCTGAACCTCAAATACTACATCGCTCTTGAACCCGAGACCCCTTGAACATCTTCGTTACACAACAAGACCCAAGTGTGTCAGCACAATGTTTGCCTGACAAACACGTAGTCAAAATGCCACTAGAGTGCTGTCAGATGCTTGCTATCATCTACAGTAAGTGGTATTATGATTGGGCACCGCTGCCTAAGAAAGATGGTGGTTACTATGCAACTGTAAAAGGTGCATTCCGTAATCATCCCTGTACAATTTGGGCAGCACAAAACCACTACAACACTGCTTGGTTGATTCAGCATGGTATTGCTTTATGTACCGAATACAAGCACCGTTACGGTAAAACACATTCATGTTCTAAAACATTATTTGAGGCAAAGAAAATTTTCCACAGACACTCTGAGAAAACAATGACTTGCTACTCTCTAGCAGACAACTTCGCCAGAGCAATGCCAGATGAATATAAACATGACACAAGCATTGACACTTTTACTGCTTACAAGATGTACATTAGCAGCAAACCTTGGGTTGCATCTAATTATCTTCGTGACGAATCCCGAAAACCGAATTGGGTATGAAGTGGATTCTTAGAGTAGACGAAGATGGTGTGATCACATTTCCCGACGATCTTCTAGAAGTTACTGGATGGGTTGAGGGGGATGTGTTAGAATGGATTGACAACCAAGATGGTTCTTTTAGTTTGAGGAAAAATGAGTCGTAATGATTTTCTTTGGGTTGAGAAGTATCGACCCAAAACTGTGAACGATTGCATCCTGCCAAATGCAATCAAGAAACCTCTCCTTGAGTTTGTAGAGACTGGGGAGATTCCTAATCTACTGCTTGCGGGTCCTGCAGGTATTGGCAAAACAACGGTTGCCCGAGCGTTGTGTGAAGAACTTGGGTGTGATTATATTGTTATCAATGGATCAGATGAAGGACGATTTCTTGACACTGTACGGAACCAAGCAAAGAATTTTGCATCGACCGTATCACTTCAAGCAACTGGTAAACCAAAGGTCATCATTATTGATGAGGCTGACAACACCACCCACGATGTTCAACTCCTACTACGGGCAAACATTGAGGCGTTTTATAGCAACTGTAGATTCATCTTCACTTGCAACTACAAAAACAAAATCATCGAACCCCTGCACTCCCGATGTGCAGTCATCGACTTTTCAATCGGTAGCAAAGACAAACCTGCAATCGCAGCACAGTTTTTCAACCGTCTCAGGACTATACTTGAGGAGGAGAATGTACAATATGATCCAAAGGTACTTGCCGAACTAATCAACAAACACTTCCCTGACTGGCGACGTGTTCTAAATGAGTGTCAGCGGCATGGCACTGGTGGGTCTATCGACACCTCTATCCTGGTTCAGATCACTGACGTTGATACCAACACTCTGGTCAAAAACCTCAAGGATAAGCGGTTTGGTGAGGTTAGGAAGTGGGTGGTCAACAACCTAGACAATGATCCTGCAACCATCCTGAGGCGTGTCTACGACGCCCTGTACGCCGCTCTGGAGGGGTCTAGCATCCCTGCTGCTGTCCTGGTCATTGCTAAGTACCAATATCAAACTGCCTTCGTGGCAGATCAGGAGATCAATCTCCTAGCGTGTCTAACTGAAATTATGGCGGAGTGTGAATTCAAATGAATTTGGACTTTTTAAATGAGTATTGGAATATTGTTGGATCTGAACAAGGAACACAAGCAATTCGACAGGACAAGCATTTTGAACCTCTTACCAATCTTTTATTGAAAGGTAACAATTCAGGTATTGCTGAAGATAAAATCCCAGTTAAATATAGACCTTGGAAAAAATGGGACTTACATTTTCCTTCTTTACGTATTGCTATTGAATATAAAAGCATTACCTCAAAAAGTATTGAAAAGTGTAAATATCTTCGTGTTGAAGAAGCACTAGGATCTGCAATTGATCTGAAAAAACAAAACGATAATTATCGTTTGGGATTTTTGTTAGTTTTTGCTTTCCCATTTGAAAATGAAAAAATCATTAGAGCAAGAGATTATATGATCAGCGCATTTAATGATATGGTCAGTGACGGTATTTACGACTTCTTCTGTCCATTGCAAACTAGTTCTGTGGATAATCACTATGAATTGTCTACAAAAAATAATTTTAAAAAATTTATGTGTGAGTGTGAATTCAAATGATTGATGTAAAACTAATTCGTATTGTAACTGGCGAAGAAATTATCGCTGAAGTTGTCGGTCAAACCGATGAAACAATCACTGTCAGGAATGGACTTGTAGTTCTTCCTAGTGCTCAAGGTGTTGGATTTGCACCATGGGCGACTGTTATTGATAACGATAATCCAGATATTACTGTCTCCATGAAACACGTTGTGTATGTGGTAGCAACTCAAGAAGATGTTGCCAAGAAGTACAATGAAATGTTTGGCAGCAAGATTGTCACACCATCATCTAAGAAGTTGATCGTATGATCGTCAAGACAACACCCCAAAACGTAGCAGAAGCACATGAAGGATTGTTTTATGCTACAATGAACCTACCTACTGCCGCTGCTCACTGTGGCATGTCTCAGAAAGAAATGAAGATGACTTTTTGGGAATATCTAAAGTACCACCAACCTAATTATGAAGTCCCTGAAAACACCATTGAGATACCCAGGCGGAAAGAGTCGGGCAACTAAGTACATTCTTCCTAGATTTCCTCAAGGTCTGAGTGAATATAGAGAACCTTT